GGAACCAAAGCTAAAAGAACAGAGCAATACGAAGAAGCGTACAACTGGAAAGAATCCAGAATTGATTACATCATCCTTAACTACGAACAAGTTGTTAACGATTGGGAATTTGTTAAAAAACTTTCACGGGGATTTGTAGTACTTGACGAAGCTACGGCCATTAAGTCTTTTAGGTCACAGCGCTCTAAGTATGTAAAGCGTTTATCAAACGCCCCTTTTAAATTTGCCTTGACAGGAACTCCTATTGAGAATGGCAAACCTGAAGAGCTTTTCTCCATTATGCAGTTTGTTGACGACTCTGTTTTAGGGCGCTTTGATATCTTCGACTCTGCTTTTATTGTGCGCAATACTTGGGGTGGCGTACAAAGGTATAGAAACTTACCCATACTTCATGAGCGCCTTAAAGAGGCGTGTGTGCGCAAGGCCCAAAAAGACCCCGACGTTGCCCCATTCCTTCCTGACGCTATTCATAAAGAGCCTATTAAAGTTGTTTTTGGGCGTAAGGGTGCCCAGCTTTATAGCAAGATTAAACAAGACTTGCTCTATGACTTAGATGAAGCCCAAGATTTATTTGGCGCCAACTTCAACGTATTTGCCCATTATGGATACGAGAACAAGGGCGGAGGACCACAAGACGAATGGCGCGGAAAAATCATGTCAAAGATTGGGTGCCTCAAGATGCTTTGCTCACATCCAGATTTAATACGCACAAGCGCAGAGAAGTATTACCAATTGAACGGAGAGGGTTCAGCCTATGCTGCAGAACTTGTTAATGATGGCTTTCTTGACGGGATTAATAATTCACCTAAACTGGAATATCTTGTACAGTACGTTAAAGACTTTCTTGAGCAGGACGAAGCAAACAAGGTAGTTATCTTTGCCAGCTATGTAGATATGCTCGGCATGATTGCTAAAGAATTGGGGCCTGAGCAGTGCCGACTTTACTCAGGAAAACTAGACGCAAAGGAAAAAGAAAATAATAAGCTTGATTTTAATAACCTTAGTAGCGTTCGTGTGCTCATATCTTCTGATGCGGGTGGCTATGGGGTGGACCTACCGTCGGGAAATTTACTCATTAACTACGATTTACCTTGGTCTTCTGGAGCAGCAAATCAGCGAAATGGAAGAATCGTTAGAGCGTCTTCTTCCTGGAGAACAGTTGTAATCCAAGACCTATTGATGGATGGCTCAGTTGAAGTGCGCCAATTTGACGCGTTACAACAAAAAAGTTCTATTGCAGATGCCATTGTTGATGGTGAAGGTATTGATGAAGAGGGCGGAGTGCCACTTACAGTGGAAAGCCTAAGGCAGTTCCTTACCCTATCAAGTGTTTGATTACTGGTAGATAAGGCGCTCAGCCAAATCCCCAGGAACTACGATGTAATCTGGCTTATCCACAAGATGCACGCCAGCCTTGTTATAGGATTCAGCAACTAGTTCTGAGCAAATAAATCCATCCATCTTTGATAACTTGACAAAAAATGGCACATTAGCAAGTACCTTAAGCCCCAAAATTCTAAAGGCAAGAAGAGCGATAGTGAAGTAGCCATAAGGGCTGCCAAGGGTACTCATTGCATAATCAGCAATAGCTTCTCGTTGCTTCTGGGTGAGCTTCTCGTGCTTATTCCACGCAATGTCTTTGTAGTTTTTTACAGGGCTCATTTTTACGCCAGTTGGGTCAGCGCCTACAATGATGTCGTTTCCTACGTAAATGAAGCAGTGATTCCAACGACTCATGGTTCCTAGTCGAATAAGCCAACCAAAGAATCCATTGGTCTTAACACAGCCGTAATCCCCTATTTTGGGCGCATAAATACTCATATATTTAATTATGGCGGGTAAATACGCTTAAAAACCTATAAACTATATGAATGCCTAACGCACCTAAGACTCCGACACGCACTATCCGTGTCCCTGACGACCTCTGGAAGGCCGTACAAAAGAAGGCTGCCTCAGAAGGCGTCACCGTTACAAGCGTGATTATTGAGGCTCTTGAAGCCTATCTTGACAACAAGTAATTAGGCTACTAATCTCCTCCTTAACACATAGGGGGAAATTATGGATATGTCTAAAGAGCAACTAGTTGATGTTGTTCGTCAATACGTTGGTATAAAAGACCAAATGGCACTTCTTGCTAAACGCGAATCAGAGCTTAAAAAACGCCTTAGTGACGTTGTTGAAGCCGAAGGTGAAGTCGATGGCAAAGGTCACATTGTCCTTGAAATAGATGACTCGACATCTGGCGTGGGCAAATTGGTAAAGCAGCGCAAGGTATCTAAGTCATTAGACGAAGATGCAGCAAACAGAATACTGGCTGAAAAGAATCTAACCGAGACGTGCATTGAGATGGTTCCTCAAATCAACCAAGACGCTGTTATGGCTTCTTTCTTCAAAGGTTTACTAACCGAAGAAGATGTCGACACTATGTATCCATCTAAAGTCACATACGCATTTTTGGTGAATCGTTAATGTCTGATGATTTAATTGCTTCAACTTTTGGCGACTTAGACGCTTACTATCCAAATAGCAAACGTAAACGTCGTTCACTTGTTGAAACTAAATCAAAAGACGCGCCTAAAGTTGCGTCATGGGATTCCCGCCCATATGTTAAACCGCTCCCAAATGGTAAAGACATTGAGCTTTTTACCGCAGGAGCACTCGCAAGTGCTTTAGGTAGGCCTTTCGTATCCATTAAAGTCTGGAATGAAAAGGGATACCTACCTACACCACCGTACCGCCTACCTACTAAGAAGACCAAGCATGGCGAAGACCACAAGGGCAGACGCCTTTACAGTCGAGCCATGATTGAGAAAACTATAGAAATCTTTGCAAAGTCTGGACTTTTAGACGCAAAGCGTATAGAGTGGGCTCACTACCGAAACGTCACGCTAGAGATAGCAGAAGCGTGGGCAGTAATCAAAAATGAAGAGATGCAATAATCACTAACAATCACAATAATCACCAACAATCACAAAGGAAATAATCACATGGCAATTCAACAAACAGAAGATTTCATCCCACAAGTAGATGAATTCTCATTAGACTCAGACACCCTTGATGCACGTCCAGCAGATTCAGGCGCTATCAAGTCAGGTTGGGATGCAGCTATCTCAACAGTAAAACCTGCACAGTCGGATTTCCCAGAAACTTTCTCTGTTCCTGAGAAGCCACAAGTCATTAAGATTTTGGATACAGATGGTCCATGCGCAACTTATGCACTTCACTGGCTTACAAAGGAAGGTCGTCGTGGATACGCATGCGTAGGCAATGGCTGCCCATTGTGCGTAACACTTAAGGACACTCCTCAAAACAAGTACGCATTTAGCGTAGCCGTTATTGAGAACAATGTTGTCACCCGTAAAAAGATGATTGGTGGAGTTCGTTTGTTTAAGACTCTACTAGCCGCTGATTCTTCACCACAAGGCCCACTATCTAAAAACTTTTGGGCTATCAGCAAGTCTGGCACTATGGCTGCTACTATCTACAGCCTCAATGCTGTCAAGGCTCGTGACCTCAATGAAGATTGGGGTATTGATGAAGAGGCTGTCTCAAAGCAAATCGCAGTACTCAAGCCATTTACTCGCCGTGAAATTATCAGCGATGTAACGTTTGAAGAACTACAGCAGATTGCTAAAGACCTAGCCTAACAAATAGCTGTAGAAGGGCTAGACCAGGACATCCCCTTTCCCTGTTCTAGCCCTTCTGCCTTAAGGGGACAACTTGAACATTATTACAACTAAAGAGCAACTACATGAGATGCTCGAATATTATTTAAAACAAGATGTATTTGCATACGATTTGGAAACTGTGGGGCCTAACAGAGGCGTAACAGTTCTTAACGAAGTTTTATGGCTTTCTTTTGCAACCCACGGTCGTGGAGACGTTATTCCTTTAGGTCACCCAAATGGTGATGATGTTGAGCTTGTCTATCCATTGACAGGTCAAGGACAAAAGCGCGTAGAGCAGGGTCTTAAAGCACGACCTAGCGATTATTCACGTGACGCTAAAAAAGCCACCAAAGTATTCAGTGAGCCTCCCGCTCAGCTATTTCCTGCAGAGGTTTTTTCTGCACTAAAGCCTTTATTTTTTGGCGATAAACGCCTTGTAGTTGGTCACAACCTTATCTTTGACTTAACTTCTATTGCTAAGTACTACGATGGCAAGGTTCCTACAGGACCTTATTTCGACACCATGGTCGCCTCATTTATTTACGATAACAAGAATAAGAACAAGTGTGGATTGGACGACTGCTTGGCTCGAGAGTTTGAGTACCACATGGTTAAAGGCGTTGGTAAAGAGGTTGAAGCCTACGGGTTTAACGAGGTGGCTAAGTACGCATATTTAGACGCTAGGTACACTTTCCTCCTTTACAGGAAACTTGATGCCCTTATTGAGGAGCGCAATATACGCACAATTATGAATCTCGAAATGAGCGTTCTTAAAGTGCTGTGTGACATGAAGCTAACAGGTGCCCCTATTGATAGGGATGGGCTTGTTGTCCTACACGATAAGTTTGAAAAGGACATCGAGCAAGCTAGAGCAAACATTTATGAAATTGCGGGCAAAGTATTTAATATCAACTCTAATCCTGATAAGCAGATGATGCTGTACGGCTCTGTAGAAAATGGGGGCCAAGGACTTAAACCTAAGATTCTTACCCTTAAAGGAAAGCAGAAGGACCAAGAAGGTCAGCCCTTAACTATCAATGACTACTCCGTATCCGCAGATGCCCTAGAACTGTACCGAGATAGCAACCCATTAGTTGCGGCGATGTTGGAATACTCTGACTTAAATAAGTTGTTAAGTACCTACATCATCCCTTATTTGGGCGGAGATATTACCCGTACTACAAACGGAAAGAGCAAGACTGAGTATAAAGAGAGCATGTTGGTAAATGGTCGCATTCATTGCGACTTCATCCAGCATGGCGCTGAGACAGGTCGTTTCTCTAGCCGAAACCCTAACCTTCAGAATGTGCCCGCACCTAATAAAAAGCTTCCTCCAGAGAAGGATTACGGCACCATCATCCGTAACCTTTTTTATGCGCCTGAGGGATACAAGCTTGTAGTTGCTGATTACTCACAGATTGAACCTAGAGTCATTGCCTCTATGTCTAAAGACCCCATCATGATGAAGAACTATCTTGAAGACGGGGACATCTACACCACCATTGGCGACACCATGGGGGTAGACCGTAAAGCAGGTAAAGTCCTTGTTCTTGCCATGGCTTACGGTGTTGGACCCGACAAAATTGCATCCCAGATTGGCTGTAAGGTCGAGGAGGCTAAAAAGCTCCTTAATGACTTTTCTGACAAGTTCAGTGCGGTTAATAAGTACCGATTGAAGGTTGTGGGAATCACCCGTTCTACAGGCTACGTGTCCACTATTTTGGGGCGTAAGCGGTTCCTACCAGAGATTAACTCCAAGAACTTCGGAGATAAGGCTTCTGCCGAACGCCAAGCCTTCAATACTCGCATCCAAGGTTCTGCAGCAGACATCATCAAGATGGCTATGGTAAGAGCTCACGACATGATTCCAGAGGGCGCCAAGATACTTCTGACGGTACACGACGAACTTGTTGTCCTGACACCTGATAGTATTGCGGATGAAACAGCAGAAGCCATTCGTGAAGCCATGGAAGGCATAGACCTTTTAGATGTCCCACTTATAGCTGACGTCAAAATAGTACAACGTTGGGGCGAGGCAAAATAATGAGTTGGTTTAAGAGGTTCTTCAACAAAGGCGAAGGCTTTGACATAGAAATAATTCAAAACGATGTTCCTACAAGTACGCTCGTCCGTTGGTACTTACACGATTTAGTTGTTGAATCACCCAACGAAATTGCCGCTAAATTTGGGCTTACCCCAATCAGTGATGAGGGTATTCAAAAAGAGGAACAAGATAGCCAATATCGTATTCAAAAGCTTGCGCCATTGATTCCTTACCTAAACCTTATCGCAGATATAAACGCCCGTGCTATTGCTTACACACAGCTTAGAGCGTCAATGTCTGAAGGCTTGGAAGATGAGATTGAAGAACTTATGGAGTTCTACACAGCCGTAGGTATGTCTGCTTTAATATCCGCCTTTGCATCTGGCATAGAAATTGGTATTATCCAACCAACAAGTATTAATACGACTATCGATATTCAGGAGCAAGACTATGAGTAATTTTTGGGATAAAGTCGCAGGAAACGCAAACCAACAACAACCTGTAGCACCCATTTACCGACAGGCTCCAACACCTCCTACAACTTCACAACCTGCGTATGTTCCACAAGAACTAAGAGAGCATCAACTACCAGCAAGCGCAACCTCTGCTTCTCGTTGCCCAGGATGCGGTAGCGGTAACTATTCAAATGATGGGCAGCATAAAGCCCGTTGCTATGATTGCGGTTACCCACTACAACAATCTGGTTCTGGAGTAGGCAAGGGAATTGTTGGCGGTCCCACACCTTCAGGTCCTGCTCAACCAGCACGACAAATCGCAACAGGCGGATTCCAACCTCAAACAATCATTGGACACATCTAACACATGGCTACACTTAACGCAGACCTCACTAAAGTTCTTAACAGCATCAATAAAAAAATGGGGCCCGATACAGTAGTACTAGGGTCTGAAATTAGAAATGACATCCTTGATAGAGTTACCACAGGGTCATTGGCATTTGATGTTGCCATTGGTGGAGGGTGGCCTGTCAACCAATGGCATGAGATTGTTGGTGAAGCGAGCAATGGAAAGACAGCCATTGCACTTAAGACAATCGCTGCCAACCAGCAACGCGACCCAGAATTTACAACAGTATGGGTAGCAGCAGAACAATGGGTGCCCGCTTACGCAGAAATGTGCGGAGTTGATACCTCACGAGTATATGTAGTATCAACCAACCTCATGGAGGAGGCGTATGAAGCGGTTATCCAAATCGTCGAAAGTAAAGCTATTGATTGCATTGTTATTGATTCCCTTCCTGCTCTGGTTCCTGGGGCAGAAAATGAAAAAGAAATGGGAGAATTTACAGTTGGACGAGGAGCACTTTTAACCAACACGTTCTTCCGTAAGGTAGGGCTTGCCTCCAAACGCTCCCTAACATCCTATGAGCGCCCTTTTGTGGGCATCATGATTAACCAGTGGCGTTCAAAGATTGGCGTGAACTACGGCGACCCACGCACCACCCCAGGCGGTCAGGGCAAGGATTACGCCTTCTTTACCCGTATTGAGGTTAAGAGGGATGGCTGGATTGAGGCAGGAACGGGTCAAGAAAAGCACCGTGTAGGTCAAACCATCAAGATTCGTACCCTGAAGAACAAGTCTGCCCCACCATCTCAGACTGCCTTCCTAGACTTTTATTTCGGCTCTGGGGGTATCGTAGACCGAGGTCAATACGACTTTGCCAAAGAGATTGTGGCCATGGGTATTATTAACAAGGTCATCACCCGAGCTGGTGCCTACTACCGATACGCGGATAGACAGTGGCAAGGCGCAGATGCTATGCTTAGCTCAATACGGGAAGAAATAGAATTGAAAGAGACCTTGGAACGTGATGTTCTTGACTCTGTGAAAGCAGGCTCAAAGTTCGTTGCAGACGACTCAGATGAAGAGTGAAGGTCAAAAGCAATCTCAGAAACATGAGGCTCGACTAGCCAAACTGCTCGACGGGAAGACAAACGCGGGAAGTGGCGCATTTTGGAGTCGAAAGGGTGATGTACGTTCAGACGACCTTTTGGTCGAACATAAGTGGACGGGCAAAGCCTCTTTTACTTTAAAAGCTGCTGTTCTTGAAAAGATTGTCAAAGAAGCGATTCTTGAAAGTCGAATGCCCGCATTAGGTATTAGCCTTAACAATGAGAATTACATCATGCTTACTGAAGATGACTTCATGGAACTGCGCCAAACATTCCTGGAGTGCACTTGTCAGAAAGTTATGGAAGTCCCGAAGACTGGCGTTATGACGCCAAATGCAGAGGACTAGATACCGAGTTTTGGTACCCACCACGCGATAAAAGCAAATATAAACCAATTGCAGACATAGCAAAAGATGTGTGCTTTGGTAGGGACGGCGCACCCGAATGCCCAGTACGTTTGCAATGTCTTCTATATGCGGATAAGATGGATGAACAGCACGGAATTTGGGGTGGCATGAGTCACCGTGAAAGAAATGCGCTTAAGAGAAAAGCCGCTAAAGCAGGAATGACATTGGAAGAGTGGGTAACAACAGATGGCAAGCGCAAAAAACAATAGGCCAACAGGTGACTTTAAAAACTTTTTAGCGGCAAATAAAAACAACACACGTGTTTTAGGGGCGTTAGAACGCCACATTATTGCAATGCCAGAGGATACCTCACGTAGAACAGATGTTCTGCACCCCTCAGCTATGGTTAAAGATGATTGGTGCCACAGAGGTTCCTACTTTCAACTTCTAGGGTTTCCTCCACCACCAAGCAAATACGCTAAGTCTATGCGCCAATACATGGTGTTTGAGACAGGTCATGCTATCCACGCACGTTGGCAAAACTTATTTCGTGACATGGGTAAACTTTGGGGCAAATACAAATGCTTAGAATGCGACCAAATATTTACAGGACTACCTTCAGACCACGATAGCAAGCTAGGGCCAGAGGCTTATGAGTACCGAGAAGTGTCCCTAACCTATGAGCCATTAAGAATTGCTGGGCATTCAGATGGGTTACTTGTAGGTTTAGGTGAACCGCTTATGCTAGAAATAAAGTCCATTGGACCAGGAACATTTAGGTATGAAGCACCACATATGACTTATTCCACTAATGGCCACTTAGACCAAATGTGGAAAGCGTTAGACGCACCGTTTCAAACACACGTTGCACAGGTGCAAATTTATATGCGCCTAGCAGAACTGTTAGAGCTTGAGTACCAGCCTCAAGAGGCTGTTATGTTATATGAGAACAAGGCTACGCAAGAGACTAAAGAGTTTGTAGTCCCTAAGAGTATGTTCGGGATTAAGCATTTATTTGACGCTGCGGAGATGATTTGTGCGGCTGTAGATGCTAAAACTCCACCACCGTGTAATATTGCGGGTCAAGAAGGATGCCAACAATGTAAGGGGTACGCAAATGTTTAAGTTAGAGTTTGACGGTCTAAGCGCAGACATTATCAAGGTACTGGAGAAGCAAGGTCTGCCTATCCGCAAGAGCCTTTCTATTGAGATTCCAAATTTTCCTGAAGACATTACCTTAGTTGATGACCAAGAACTTATGGTCATCGCATCACAGTACATGGAGAACTACAACCTATTAAGCACACAGGTAGCTATTGCTTATGTTGCTGAAAAAGAAGCAGAGAATGATTTTGATATGGCAGAGGCACAAGCCCTGTTGTCAATGACCACTGGCAAAGCTACAGAGAAAGCGGGCTTATTAAAAGCAGCCGTCTTAGCACAGCCACATATGCAGGACAAATTAAAAGCCAAGAGCTATACCTATGCTTATCGTAAACTCATTGAAACAAATAAAGAAAACCTAGAGCGCTATTACCTTCTAGTTAGTCGTGAGTTGACTCGCCGTACATCGAGCGGTGACCGTATGAAGACTAATCGGTACACTCCTTAATGGCACTTAAAGTATTTGGGCCAGGGGTTGATTACTCAAAGCCAGTCCATATTGGCATTGACCAGTCTTATAGTGGGTTTGCCCTAACAGCCCTCCAAGGTGCCGATTTTTATACAGAGGTGTATAAATCACCAAAGCATGGAGTCGAAAGGCTACGGGATATCCAGTCCCATATGATGGATTGGATAGTTAAGTTTGAGCGTATAGAAGACGTGGCTATGGAAGGGTACGCCTTTGGTTCCCAGATGGCTAATATGCTGGGAGAACTTGGCGGTATGGTCAAGCTCACCTTACTGGAGTTCAACATCTACCCTCTGATAGTCCCGCCCACTAACCTTAAGAAATATGCAACAGGAAAAGGCAACATACCCAAGAGCCAAATCATTCTGTATGTTTATAAAAATTTTGGGGTTGAAATTCCAGAAGACAACGCTGCAGATTCCTACATACTTGCACACCTAGTATCAGGGCAGTACACTCGCGCATACGAAAAAGAGGTCTATGAGAAACTTAAAGACCCCAAATTTAGGGAGAGGCCATGACCGCATCAGAAGATTCTATGGAGTTTGAGATTTGGCTAAGAAATGGCGTTGACAGAGGTTGGATTTCTACTCCTTTTTGCAACACTCACGAAGGCCCTCCGCTTTCCGATGAAGAAGAATATGAATGGAATAACGATGGAGACCCTTGCTCATTTCACGTTAAACTCATGGAGGATTAAAGTGCCTAACTACGATTTTAAATGTAACGAGTGCCAAACCACTGTAGAGATGTACATGGGGTTTGATGACCAGAACGTATTATTCTGCGTTACTTGTGAAGGACCACTTACTAAAGTTTTTACCCCCACACCAGCCCACTTTAAGGGGGGCGGATGGGGTGGCAAGTAAATCTATTAGGGAGCTAAAGCCCGATTACACAGGGACTATGGAGTACGCCAATGAGGTGCTCCATGAGTGCCCTCACTGCGAAAGTAACCTTTGGCTCCTTAAAGTGTCCTTCGAGGACTACGAGATATCTCAGTACCTGCTGGAAATGGAATGCGCCATTTGTGGTTCCTACGCCAAAGCCCCAACACCCTTAGATAGACCCTGATGTGGTCGTGGGTACTCGCCTGCGTAGGGGTGACTGGTATCTATTTTGTAGGGCGCAAAACAATATGGGGATGGTTTGTACTACTTTTTAATGAGTGCCTATGGATGGCTTACGCGATAACCACTAGGCAGTACGGGTTTATATTCGCCTCCTTAGCCTATTCAATTACCTATGTAAAGTCCTACCTTCATTGGAGAAAACTTAACACTATGTGAGGTTTAGCCTGTAAAACTTCACACAAAACCTCACACTTTATGCCACGGGGAAACACAAAACGTAAACCCAAGGAGCATAAATTGTCAGACCAAGAAGAGAACATCCTGCGTGTTTCAGCAGGCAGCAACCCACAGGCAGTCGCATCTGCCATAGCCCACAGCATCTATGAGACCCGCAAAGCCAAGCTTCGCGCAGTAGGCGCTGGAGCAACAAACCAAGCCATCAAAGCTATTGCAATCGCAAGCGGATTTACAGCACCACGAGGCATTAGCCTTGTCTGTATTCCTGGTTTCACCACTGTAGAGAGCCATGACGGGCCAATCAGCGCCGTTGTCCTTACAGTAGAAGTGCGTTAAGCCATATATTTTGGGCAAAAAGTCCTATCCTTATTTAAACCCCTTTGCAAAGGACACATAATGGAAAAACCAAAGAGCGAAAAGCATCTTGCACCAGCTTCGGCTAAGGTAAGCAAGGTTGACTTTAATGATGCTTCAGCAAAGCCTGAAAAAGGCACTCTTGTTAAAAAGAAGAATGCTGCAGCTGGCGACCCAACCCGTGAGGCTAAGCCTTCTCGTAAGAATGTAACAGCTGATGGACACCGTGCAGGTGCTCGTTACGGAATCAAAGTAGGATTCCAAAAGCAAGTTGCACCAGAGGCAGGCGCTGTCCAATCTAACGGTCGTTTGATTCCACCTGCTGTTAAGCGCAGCAAGCCAAACTTTACTTCAGGTATGGCTGACTAAGCTTTAAAAACTAAACCCCGTCGTCCTTAGGGATTGGCGGGGTTTTTTATTTGCGCCGATGACGAAACTGTGGTTGAATTACACCCATGTCGTTAAAGGAAGAGCTCAAAGAATACAAAGTTTCACCTTCTATTGCTGGAGCATCGTCTAGAGGACGTTGTGCTGTTGGAGCATGGCTTAAACAACAAGACCCCGAATTTATTATTGATTTTAAAGACATTCTAGATGTAGATGAATCAACAATGGCTTTGTACAGATTCCTTGCCGATAAGTTTGATGATTTGCCTTTTAAGCTAACCACATTCCGCCTACACAGAAATCGCTGGTGCTCATGTCTATAAAAGACGAGTTCAATAAGTTCGTTCAAACAGGAAAAGAAGGCTCAGACAAAACATCGAAAGGTATTCCCGAAGCGTGGAGACCTCGGTCAGAGATTGACCAAACCACAGGCGGATACATTATTAGTTCACCACGAACTGATAGCAACACTCCAGGAGCAGAAGAGATACTACGTGACGCTAATTTAAACCCAGAAGAATGGGTATTAGTTAGCAGTCGTAGAGGTAGTTGGCAAAAGTTTGATGGTGAATGGCTGCACTCGTGGCGTGTTAACGTAGTTCCAGCATCACCTGCTAACGCAGACTACGATGCAGAAAAACTTATTGACGAGATTATTAAATGGAAACCCTCAGGAAAAGTATCTGACTTTGACGGTGATTTAACAGCCGTGTATAGCGTTGGAGATACCCAGTACGGAAAAGACGACACCCCTGCAATTGTAGACCGTATGCGTAGAGGTATCGAAGAGTCTGTTTCACATCATAAGTTCTTGCAGAAAAAATACACAATTGGTCAGATTGCACTTCCACAACTTGGAGATTGCATCGAAGGAATGACCAGCCAAAAAGGTAAGGTTATGGGGCGCCATGATATTGGCGTATCCCAACAAGTTCAGGTGGCTCGTCGTGTCCTGATGGCACAGATTAAAGCGATGGCTCCCCTTGCATCAAAGATTATTATTCCCGTAGTTCCAGGAAACCATGATGAAGTGCAGCGTTTTCTAGTTTCGCGCCCAGAAGATTCATGGGCATTAGAGGTCGTAAAGGCTGTAGAAGATGCGTGCATGGAAAATGACTTCCTTAGAAATCGCGTTGAGTTTCGTTATCCAGCTTTAGATGACAGCACCTTGTGCGTTAATTTAAGTGGAACTATGTACGGAATGGCTCACGGACACCAAGCCAGAGACATGATTAAGTGGTGGCAAGGTCAAGTTATGGGACATTGTTCAGTTGCGCAGGCTGACGTTTTGAATGTTGGTCACCTTCACCACTATCATGCAAAGAGTGTTGGTACACGCCTATTTGTGCAATCACCTGCGATGGACGGGGGCAGTGCGTGGTTCCGTGACAAGAGTGGCTTAGAGTCACATCCTGGAATAGTAAGCATGGTGGTGGGTGCGGGCTTTGACCCAAGACGAGAACTTACTGTGCTAGCAGGTTTTAGATAAGCTAGACTTATGGGAATTAAAGACCCCTGCGTAGCAGCAACTACCAGGGGCATGACCACTCAAGAAGGAGTGATAGATGAATAGTATCAAACGTAGCGTTCAGTACCAAACAAAAGATATTACACATTGTCCTTTAGGGCACGAATACACTCCTGAAAACACTTTTATCAGAAACAGACACCCTCATAAAAACGCAAAAGTTTGTAGAACATGTCAAAGAATTTGGGCTAAAAAAGCCAAAACTAAGATGATGCCAAAACGAAAGTCTTGGTACTACGACATTTTGTTAAATAGCTTTTGTTTAGACTGTGGTGAGTCTAGACCCGCCACTCTTCAGTGGGACCACAGAGACCCTTCTTTGAAAGAATTTGGTATTTCAGACGCAATTCGTCAAGGGCACTCTAAAAAGAGAATTTTAGAAGAAATGGCTAAGTGCGACGTTAGGTGTGCTAACTGCCACGCTATAAGGACGGCTGAACAGCAAGGTTGGTATAAAGGACTTATTTAGGTAAAAAAAGGGTTATTATAAGAATATGCCAGGTACCCACCAGAACGTCCAAAATTTAGGCGCAGGCGGCCTTTATGGTACCAACACGTCTTATGGGGGTGGTGGCGTACCAGTCGCACGTTCTGAACTTGATTTCCTTCGTTTAGGTGTAGGTCGCCAACCTTCTGCAGAATATCCTGATGGCTATTTAGGAACAATCCGCACACGTCGTGATGACCGTGGACGCCCAGGTTCAACTTCAGAAAACGTTTTAGATTCACTTAAGGTGCGCATTAACCAGCGTGCCTACCAACGCGGTGTTCACCGTGGAGAACGCATTGACGTTTCAGATTATTACTACCCAGAAGGACTAGACCCAGCACAGGGAATTAAGCGCCAAATGTCTGGTGTAAAAACTGGTAACACAATTAGTTCTAACAGAAATGCGCCAAAGATGAACTTGGCACCAGCTCCACACTTACCAAACGATGGTAAGTCCAATATTCGCAGCACCTCGCCAGGTGAAATTAATGAACCCCGCGCATTAAAATTGCGGGGCCTAACGCCTAACTGGAGATAGAATGAGTTTATTTGGAGATGGCGTATACGGACGCCGTGCGTGGACAGCACCTGCAGAAGCAGCAATGCCACCACAGGCATACATCGGCCCATTTCAATCTAACCAAGAGCGCTTACTAAGCCAATCCCTTGCTGTCAACAGCATGACAGGACAAGAGCTCCAGACATACGTTCGCCCACCATTGCCTCAAGTCAAGCTATTTCCTGAAAAATACGGATATGAGACCTCAGAGCTTGGCATTGAGGATATTATTTCGCTTCCTCGTTACAACAACCAGAGCCAGCAACGCGTTGAGTCTGACTACAGCCAGACACCAAACGCCACTGAGTCATCAAGCCGAAATGCACTAGGAGATAGCATATGAGTGGTCTACTTACTGATTCCACGGGTGAAGGCATGGCTGGGGCAGAAGACGTCGGTCTACGCCAGCAACGCGACCTAAAAAAGACCTATTACAACGGCTCTAAACCATGTATTGAGTGCGGGCTTGAGTTAAATCCCGTACAATCGTTACATTCCGATACTTGCCCAGGATGTTCACGCCGTAAGCAAGCAAAACTACTGAAGGGTAGAATGGCAGAATGACAGTTAACAACTCGCGTTCAAATAACGCAGCACTTGAAGAGGGCGCAACAGACGGCAAGTATCGCAAGCGTCGCCCAAACACAGAAGTTATCCCAGGAGACGGTGACCAGACAGTGGTCAAGAACCGCGCTGGCTTGCATCCTTATTGGAACTATGG